GCGATGTTCAAGGGTACGGCGCGGAATGTGGAAAGCGAAAGCGAAAACGGCACAAAAAACACACAGGGCGCGTGAGCACGGAGGAAGTGTTCACGCGCCTGCTCTATTACGGAACGGTGCAGATGGGCATAAGCGCGGAGGAATTCTGGCTGATGCCCATCGGGCTGTTTCTGGATTTATGGGCGTGTCACAAGCAGTTTCTCGGCATGGAAAAGCCGAAGCAGACCTTTTCCATTGACGATATCATCCCGCCGGGGATTTGAAGGGAGGTGATTGCCATGTCCAGTTCCGATTTCGGCCTGAAAATCGGCGTGGAGGGCGAAAAGGAGTTTAAAAAAGCGCTCTCGGATATCAACCAAAGTTTCAAAGTCCTCGGCTCTGAAATGACGCTTGTCACCAGCCAGTTTGACAGGCAGGACAAATCCGTGCAGGCGGCCGCCGCCCGGAATGAAGTTCTCAACAAGCAGATCGACGCCCAGAAGGCAAAAATTGAAACCCTGCGCGCCGCTTTGCAAAACGCCTCCGACTCCTTCGGCGAAAATGACCGCCGTACCCAGAACTGGCAGATTCAGCTGAACAAAGCGCAGGCGGAGCTCAACGGCATGGAGCGCGAGCTGTCAGAATCCACCGAGGGCGCGGACAATTTGGGAAATGAACTCAAGGAAAGCGGCGACGAGGCGGAAAAGTCCGGCTCCAAATTTGAAAAGCTGGGCGGCGTTCTCAAGGGCGTCGGCGTGGCGATGGGAGCGGTCGTGGTCGCCGCCGGTGCCGCCGCCGTCAAGCTCGGCAAGGAAGTCATTTCCGCTTATGCGGACTACGAGCAGCTGGTGGGCGGCGTGGACACGCTGTTCAAGGATTCCAGTGCGGCCGTCCAGGGCTATGCCGCCAACGCTTTTAAGACCGCCGGCATGTCCGCCAATGAGTACATGGAGACGGTCACCAGCTTTTCGGCCAGCCTCATTCAGTCCCTCGGCGGCGACACCGCCAAGGCGGCCAAGGCGGCGGACACGGCGATTACCGACATGGCGGACAACGCCAACAAAATGGGTACAAGCATTTCCTCTATTCAAGACGCCTATCAGGGCTTTGCCAAGCAGAACTACACGATGCTCGACAATCTCAAGCTCGGCTACGGCGGCACAAAAACCGAGATGGAGCGCCTGCTGGCCGACGCCGAAAAGCTCTCCGGGCAGAAGTACGACATCAGCAATTTAAACGATGTGTACGCGGCCATCCACGTCATCCAGACGGAAATGGGCATCACGGGTACCACAGCCAAGGAAGCGACCGAAACCATCAGCGGCTCCATTGCCGGGATGCAGTCGGCCATCGGCAACCTGACGGCGGGGCTGGGCGACGCGGACGCGGATATTCAGCTGTTGATCGGCAACGTGGTGGAAGCCTTTCAAAATGTGGTCAAGAACATCACGCCGATCATTGAAAACATCGTCGCCGCCCTGTCTGCCGCCTTGGACGGGATTTTGCAGGCGGTCGGGGAACTGCTCCCCA